CGGTCGGCGTCGTCCCGCCCGGCGCGCCGGCCGGCCCCGGAACGACCCCGGCGCCCGGCTTGCCCCGGTTGCCTATGAGCATGGCCTCCTGATTTGCGTCAAGCTGCGGAATGCCGGTCGCGTGCTGATACTCGTAAGGGGCGCGCTTGAACGAGCCGTCGACCATGACCTCAACCACAAGGCCGTTTGTCAGCCTGACCATTTTACCGGACGTCCCGCCGCCCTGTCCCTTGCCCATGGTCCCGCCGGTCATCTGTCCGGCGGCGTGCTTGGCGTAAATGTCGGCCTGACCGCGAGCGGCGCGGGATTTCTGGAATTCGTCGGCGCCGCCGGACATGCCTCCCGCCGCAGCGGCCAACAGGTCGAAAAAATTCCCGCCCTTGCGGTTGGCCTCGCTGACCGCCGTCGCACCGCTGGCGAGCTGGCGCGACAGGTTGAGGCGCCCGGCCATGCGTTGCGCCGCCGCCAGCTTGGCCGGGTCGGGAAGCGCCTCTTTGTTGAGAGGACCCCACGCGCTACCGGTCGTCAGCGCCTCTTGCTCGTCCGGGTCTCCGAATAGCCAACCCATGTCGACCTCACTTCGCGCCGCCGCCGCCGAACAGGAAATTCCAGCCGGCGCCGATTTGCGGCGCGCCCGCTATCATGGAGCCTATGCCCATGACGCCGCCTAGGATCGACCCCAAGCCGCCGCCGCCGGTTTTCTGCGTCGTGGTTTGAGTGCCGAAATTCCCGAGCGGCGCTCCGTAAATCATCTGTGCGTAGTTTTGTAGCCATTGATTGTCGGCGTTTTGCTCGTAGTCGAACCGCTGGCGCTCTAGGTCCTGTTCGGCCTGCGAGCGCGCCTGTCCGTACTGTCCGACCTTGAGCGCCTGTTCAAGGTCGGCGTAGTCAGCTTGCCCCAGCCCCGGTACCATGCCGGCCGCCTGTAGCATGTTGGAAATGTCCTGTTGCCCGAGCTGTCCGGTTTGTTGGGCAGCGTAGAGCTTGCGCTGGAGGTCGGTATCGTAGGTCCCTTGCAGGAATTGACCGGCCGCGATGCGCGAGGAAATGTCCTGTCCGTAGGCGCCGGACAGGCCGCTCATGGCCTGCATTTGCCGGTTCCGGTCGGCGTCATAGGCGCCGCCGTAAATCTTGGTCGCGAGGTCGCCGGCCGCCGCCCCGAGCTTGTCCTGTTCATTGCCCAAGGCCGTGCGGAACGCGTTGGACCCGTAGCGCCCGGACATGGCGTAGTCCGACTGCAAGGCCGGGACCGTGCTTTCCTTGTAGGTTTTCATGAGCGGGTCGACCGCCGCTTTGTACGTCGCGTCCAGCCATGGATTTTTGCCGACGTTGGCGCCGCTGGCCTCCGCGTTGAAATACTGGAGCGCCGGGTTCGTCCCGGTCCCGGCCGCGAGGTCGGACGCGTAGCCCATGGCCGGGTTGCCGTTCGGCCCGTAGAGCTGGCCTAGGAGGAAATCATAGGCCGGGTTGGCGCCAGCCATCCCGCCGGACGCAACCGCGCCCGTGCTCGCCTGTGCCCCAGCCAGCGCCGGGTTGCCAGCCTGTGAGCGGTTCCAGATACCCCCGAGCGCCGCTTGCATTTCCGGGGTTAGCCCGGCGTTCGCCGTGCCTTGCCAAAACGTCGGCGCGCCACCCTGATAATTGGTTTGCGCCTCCGACATGACCTCTTTGAGGTACGGTTGCCATGCCGACCACGGTTCGGAGGTTGTCGTGGATTTGGTTTTCCCGCCGCCCAAGCTCATTGTAGCAGCTCCCGGAGCGGACACCGGAGGATGACCGCCACCTTGCGATAATTCGACAACCGCCGCTCCCAACCGGGCCGCCCCATGAGTTGCGCCTCGCTACAGCCCATTTGCAACCCGAGCGCCGCGAACCGTCGACCGAACCCCAACAGCTCGTCCATGTCACCGGCCGCCACTGACCAGTTAAATACCCGCTTGCGCGGATAGGTCATGACCTCAGCCATGAGGAAACTGGTCGGGGTCGCCAGCCAAAACGCATTATCGTTGTCCTGTAACATGGACAGGACGTCCTCCGGCTCATAGCAGCCGCCGGACTTGTCCAGCGCGTCGCGCATGCGCGGGAGGTTTTCAAACCAGTAGGGCGGGAGCTGGTCGGTCATCCTATCACCATGTATTCGACCGTCAGGTCCGCGTCCGGCGCTTGATGGCCAATGAGCGCCTTTCGCGTCCCGCGCTCTTTGAGGTAGACCGCCGCGACAAGATGCGGGTTCGTCCCTATCGGCGCCAGCAATTGCCAGCAAAAGAACGACTGCGGCGAAATCCGGGGGTCATAAATCCAAGTCTCGGTTGTCCCGGCGACAAAGGTCACCGTCCCGACGACGTTCAAGTTTCCCGCAACCGCGCTGTTGACGACACGCGCGACCATGGCCGGATCGCGGTCGCCCGCTTCCAACAGGGTTGGGTAGAAATTGCGCCGGGCCAGCGGTGCGGCCATGTCAGCGCCCTCCTGACGGATGCGCGGTCACGTCGACCCCGAACGCGCCTTTCCACTGGTTTGCAATGAACAGCCGCGACTTGTGCCAAGCGCCCTCGCTCCGCACCGGGAAAAATCCGAACCGGTTTTCAGGGGTCACGCGCCCGACCTTGGCCGGCCGGCCGGCGACCTCGTCTAGGCTGTACTGTTGACAGAGGACCGACCCCTGTCCCTCGATAATGTCGCGAACCTCCGTCACCATGGACCGGCCCATGGGGTTGTACCGTCGATAGGGCGTGTCCAGTATTGCGGTCATTGGGTTGCCGGTCAGCGTAAAGAGCTTTTTGTTGACGAACGCGCCCGACAAGGGAACGCCGCCGGCATAGAACGGGTCGTCCAGCGGCGCGGGGAGGAGGTCAATGCTCCCGCCCGGCGCGAGACCGTCGATATTGTCAATGTTGTAGCCCGGCGTCGTGAACCCGCCTAGGAGCTGCGCTGTCCCGCCCTCAAGGTCGGTCCATGTGAATTCGTCATTGTCATACTCGTAAATCATCGCATGGTTGGGCGTGACACCGTCGCTCCCCTTGCCGCAGTACAGCCAAGCGATGATTTTCTGTTGCCTGTCCACCATACAGGACATGCGCGACAACTTGTCAAAGAGCGCGTCGCCAAAAAACCAGCGATTGACCTTGCGCCAGCCGATAGGATTGGACTGTCGGCCATCCCAACGCTGAAACCCGTCGCGGGACAGGTAGTAGGTCGACCCCCGGAATTCGATGACACTGTTTTCCTCAAGGCAACCTTGCGCGCCCTCGATACGGTCGAACCGGAACGCCTTGGGCGCGCCGACCAGCGTCCCGATGACGACGCCCTCCTCGAAGAGACAGGTCAATTGCCGGCCGCCGGTCAGGCCGCGCAAATGACCGCAATCCGGCTGGTCCTGCCAGTCGGCCGTCGTTTCCGGGTCCGGCTTCCACAGGCGGATTTGTTCGATACCGCACCAACGCAACCGGTTCGGCTTGGCGCCGTCGACACTGTCGACCGTGTTGCCGGCGACAAGATAGGGGCCGCATGCCGCGAGGTAGCGCGCTTGCGGGGCGAATTGCGCCGGGTCGCTGACAAGGTCCTCAAACGGCAACCCGGTGACGAGGTTTATAACCTGCATCGGGTCGCCGATTTGCGTGAGGACCAGCTCGTCACCCCACTGGACCGACCGCCAGCGGTTGCCGGCGGCGTTGTAGGCGTAGGTTGAAACGTCGGTCCATGCCATGGTCGCGGCGTCAAGTTTGTAGAGCTTGGTTTCGTCGCCCGACAGGACTTGCATGACATGGTCAGAACCCTGCGTCACCATGAGGAGGGTCGGCTGTCCGGCGATGGCCCCGGCGCCAAAGTCCGCTAAACTGGACAACGGTTTATAGCCGTCGCTCATGCGGACGCAATTGCGCGCCTCGTCCGCCCCGGTCGCGAATTGACCAAGGTCAGGACGCCACGGCCCGAATTTGACAGCCTCTCCCATGGTCAGGCCGCCGGTTGCGCCGGTTGCGGGTCAAGGTCGGGGTCGGCCGGCGGCGTCTCCGGCACCGGGGCCGGCTCCGGCGGCGTCGGTTTCACCGGCTTGACGTAGCCCTCGCCAGCTCCGGCCGCGAACATGTCGGCCATCGCGTCGGCGCCCGCGTCATTGCTGAGCGCGCACGCGTCGGCGCCGATGCGACACTCGTCCTCGGAAAGAGACAGCGGCTTTTTCGTCGCCGGGTCGCCGGGTTCCTGCATATCGCGCCAGTGATTTTGGAGCTTGCTGGCGAGGATGCGCGACCCCTGTCCGGTGCTCATGCTCGTCACCATGATAGCGAGGTCGAGCTGTTCGTTCGTGAGGTTCATTTCCATGTCGGGCCTCCTACCCATAGCCAAAAGAAAACGCCAAAACAGGCGAACGCGCCTAGCAGGCAACACGCCAACCAAATGACCTCATTTCTGGTCATGCCCTCATGCTTTCCGGGTCCACGGCCTCGTAAACCCTGCCGACAACCAAGGGGTTCCAGTATTTGCCGACTGGCGTTTTCAAGGTCTGCACTTCGTCCGCCGACAGACCGATAGGCTGGTCGGTCTGTGAAATGCGCAACGCCAGTTTGAAGCGCTTGACTTTGATTTCCGGGGTCGCGTCCTCATTCTGAAAAATGTGCAACAACGCCTGTAGGGAACAGCTCCCCACAGTCATGAGCTGGTCGTCAAGTTTGACCGGTTTACCGGTCAAATCACGAATGGGTTCGTCAAAGTCAATCATGGTGCGGGTGGGGTTATGGTTATGGTGCAAGTCTGTCCAACGCGCAGGGTATCCCACTGCGTAGCGTCCGTAACAGCGATGCTGAAAATCGGCGCTTGCCCAGCCGGCATTCCGACCGTCTGGAACGTCACGTCACGGATGTAGAGCGTTTGTGCTACCGGCGGATCGCCCGCCAGATAGCTCACGGATCGTTGCACGATGCCAGTAATCTGCGCGCCGACTTCAATGGCCATAGCATCACCTCATCCGATCAGAACATCTGTTGCGTTATCAATACGTGCGTAAAGCGCTGTCCCGGCCCAATAAAATTGAATGTTATGGCCCGCCCGACAGCGCACCGAACCCGCGTCATTCGCTCCACCACGCAACATGCCACCCAACCACAAATCACCATTTGGGTACCCACGCGTGTTGTCGTTGTTCATCCAGAATTGCTGATTACCGTTCTGATCGTAAATGGTGAACTGCCCGTTATAGCCGCGTAGGATGAAGGGTTGGCTGTACTCCGGGGTTCGCAGCATCACCTGCGCACCCTTGGCCGATGTCGTCGTCTTGACTTCAAGTGTCGTCCAATCGTTGGTGACTACCGTCAGCGACGACGTTCCCGGAACCGCGTCCCAGCCAATGGTCGTGTTGCCCGCCGTACTGATAGCGAAACGGTTTTTGGCCGCTGTGTTATCAGCAATCAAAAACTGACCGTCTGGTGCCCACGTATAGACCGACCACGACCGCGCCGCCGCGCCACCATGCTTCAGTGTGATATTGGCGTTCGTGTTGTTCGTCGCCTCCACCATGATATTCGGATAGCTATTGCCCATGACATGGAGCAGGGTACCCGGAACACCGTTGACCCCGACACCCGTGGCCGTCACGAGAAGCGCTGTACGGACGTAGGCCCCCGCAGCATCGTTAATATTGAGAAACCATCCGCTATTCGCCGTGGACCACCCAAGGTTCGCACGCACGACACCGGCAGACTGATAATAGATCGAACTATCCGTCGGACCGTTCAATTGTATGATCGGTCCGGCGCTGTTACTGACAATCACATTGCCGAAAAACGTCGCGGTACCGTCAGGCAACATCCTAAATTTTTCAATCGGCGTGCCGGTGTTGTTCCAGATCGCAAGTCTCTTATCAGCGAAATCCTCATGGACGTTGATCGCCCACGATTGCGTTGTTCCCTGCATCACCAACTGTGGGATTTTGCCACCCGTCAGCGCTTCGATCCACTGGATCGCGTGTGCTCCCGTTTTCTTGACATGCAGCATAACCGCCGGGTCGGCCGCACCGCCGATACCCAGCGCGCCTGTCATCGTATCGCCAGCCTTGGCGACATACGCTCCAACCACGGCATTGATGCGTGTGTTGAGCTTTTTCGGCGTCACGATCCGAAGATCGTCATTCGTCGCTGTCTCGGCATCGGTCGCAATCTCGGCGATGCCGGCCACGCTCTCCGTCGCCTGCACCGGCGTCTGCACGATGCGTGAGGCGATGATCGTAGCACCGTTCAGCAGATCAGAACCGGCGCTCTGCACCGAGCACGCCAGTTCATGGTAACTGCCCTGGTTGAACGGCATCACCGTCAACGTCACCGTCAGGTTACGCGTGGCATCCGTCTTGTGCTGGAGATAGAGCTTGTCGCCGACTTGCAGAAAACTCAGCTTGTTCGTGACGTCAACGCCCGATGCCGAAGTGTGCGACACATAGATTGTTGTCGTGAGAAATTGGTTAGTCTGGTTCAACCGGAGCTGGCCGGCGGTTGGCGGCGGCGCCGTGGCGCTACTGAACGTGAATTCAAACTCCGAGCCGCCGCCGGACGTTTCAATGCTGGCCCAAGCTGCGTTTTGCCGTCCATACAGCTTGCCATCACTTGGCGCATCGGTCAGCGACGTGATGGCTGCCCATGCGGCGTTTTTGCGCGCGTAGCTGTTGCCGTCGCTTGGCGCTTCCGGGAAAGACGTGACCGCCGCCCATGCCGCGTTCTTGCGGGCGTAGCTGTTACCGTCGTTGGGTGCATCCGTCAGCGCCGCCGAAATCATGTCCCGCCACGGCGCAAATTTTTTGGGCGTAATGATCTTGTCGTCCAGCGCCACCGACGCAGCCGCGTCCGTCTCCGCCTGCGTCGCGATTTCCGCGATGCCGGCGTCTATCTCCGTCGCGGGCGCCGCACCGGGTAGCGTCGCTAACCGGGCGGCCAGCGTTGCCGGTGTCACAGCCAAGCCGCCCGGCGCGCCTGTGTTGACTTCGTCCTGTGTCGCCAGCTCTGTGATACCGGCGACCGTCTCCGTCGCCGGCCCGGTTTTGGCCTCAACCGCGCCCATGCGGTCGAATAGGTCGTCTAGGTCGACCTCCGCGCCGTCGACCCGGCCGTCCAGCTCGTCAAGGGCGTCCTGTACGTTGGTCGCCTCCAGCCCGGACCCGTCATTGTCGAAACTGATTTCCGCCGCCGCGATGGCCAGCTCAACCGGCAATTCCGCCTCAGTGACCGCCATGTCGCGATAGACCGTGGTTTTCGGGGCAAGGGGGTCGATTGGCGCGCCAAAGGGGTCAGGGGCCGGCGCGGTGCGCGGCGCCGCTGTAGAGGCTCCGGAAAGGGTTTGCGGACGTATGTAGGCGGTCATGACGGCATGCTCACCGTGAGACGCGCGAGCGTGTCCTGTTTGTCGCCGGCCGACGCCCGGTCAATGGCGGCCTGATATTGCGCCTGCCACATGGGGACGCGCTGGTCGTTCAAAATGAAGGGTTCGGCGGCCACTAAGCTGCCATAGAGGTAGCAGCTCGGATAATTCGCCAGCACGACATTCGTGCTGGTCGGCGCGGTCAACGGTGCGACCCGGCGCCAGTAAATCAGCTCAAAATGCCGCGCCTTCCACGGTTCCAAATCCGGGTCGACGCCCGGCGGAACGACAATCGGGGTCGGCGGCCGGAAAAACCGGATTTGCGTCCCGATGATTGAATAGGCGCAAGGAATGTCGCTTTGCTCCATTCCGTTCGGTTCGTTGTCCAATTGCGCCATTGTCCTGAAAGGTAGACGCACGCGGTCCCCGGCCCCACTGCCATACGCGAGGTAATCGACCGCCGCAAAGTCGGTCGGGAGCCATTCGTATTCCTCCGTCAGCAGCGCGACGACGCGCTCATGCAGCTCCCGCGCCCGGAGCCGCCCGGACATGTCCTCCTCCGCCAGCGCCACGAAATTCGGGATTTGGTCGACCAAGTCGGTTCGGTCGCCTAGCCAACCCTGTAGCGCGGTTTGCAGCTCGGCAAAGGTCGCGAACGGCATGTCACAGCCTCCCGCCGCCAGTGCGGAAATCACGATGGTCAGGGTCGTTCAACCACTGACGCATTTTCTTCTGGTCGCCCCATATGCCCTCACGAATGAGCCGGTTGACGATGATCGCCGGCAATTCCGCGACTTGGCGCATATGCTTCTGTGAGTGCGGCCGGCGCCGGCCGACGTTGTCGGCCGCCGTCTCGTTAATGCGGTTTTGCAGTCCCCGGACGTTCTGGACCTCGGTAAACAGGAACGACCCGTCCGATTGAATGTCCAAATAAACGGACACTCCCCGGACGGGGTCCCGACTTATGAGCTTCCCGAGCGCCATGACCTTACGGAATGGCGCCGAAAACGGCGGCGTGCGCCTTGGGAGCGGTGACCCGCAGCGTTCCCTCCCATTCAACCATCCCCTTGTCGGCCGACCCGGTTTTGGCGAGGTTGGTTTTCTTGAACGTGCGACCGGGGAGCGTCGCGATGTCGTAATAGTCCGGGTCGACAAGGAACACGGTTTTCGCGTCCTGTATCCGGTTGACGACAACGTCCAGCTTGCCGAAATCGGTCAGGAACACGCCAACCGACCCGATAATCACGCCTTCCTTGACGGAGGACATGTTGTACTCGTTCTGCGCAACCGACCCGGTCCCCGGCGGGATGGCGAGCTTGGAAAACGCGACCTTGAGGTTCGGCGGGAACGACATGTATTCCGGCTGGCCGCCGTCCGTATAGGCGTCCTGCATCGCCGACGACAGGAGCGCCAAGGTCAGGGGCCGGTCGGTCCCCGGAACGGGCGCCGTCGACCCGTCGCCCGCCGGCATGGTCCCGGTCGCGCCAACGGAGCCGTTGGTAATCCATGTCGCGAACGACCCCAGCTCGCGCGGGTCAGTGCCTTTCTTGATTTGCGAGTTGACGAGGGAAAACTCGACGTCGCGGCGGATTTCCAGTCCCTTGAGGAGCGCCTGATAGGTGCTCTCCCGGTCACGACCCGCCGTGACGACACTGTCCAGTGTATCGGACACAAGGTAGCTCTTGGCCGCGAGCTGACAGTAATTCCCCAGCCGGTCGGTCGGCTTGGGAGCCGCAAACGTCGCCTCAAAACCTTCCGGCTGGACGTTCTTGGCCGGAGCGATAAGCTCCTGAACCTGCCACTCGGTAAGGATCGCTTTCGCGGTCCTCTTGTCCGCATTGCTGTACATCGGGGTTTCTGTCGGGTCGATCCGTTCAATCGTGTCCGACAGGTCCTCGCGCTGACCAACCGCCGCCGGGGCGACATTGGTGCGATAGGTGTTAGCTATCGCCGCTCCCATTGCCATGACGTTGCCTGTTCCGAGACCGGGCCAATTCCAGCTCCACTGCATCTTGCAGCTTGCCGGTGCGGTTAAATCGCTGTTCCGCAGTCCTGACCCGAACCGCCGGTTGGCCGGTCGGGGTCCCGCGATTGCGGGACAAGGGCGTGTCGGCCTCCATGACCCGCTTTTCGACCAGCGGCGCCTTGTTACGCAGCGCCCGGTATGCTCGCGCATCCCGCAAGGCCAAGATGGCCCGATGGTCGACCAGCGAATTAATTTCGTCGGCCGTGTAGCCGTAGGCGCTCACCGCGAACGAGCGGAGGTCGTCTCTGTCCTTGAAACGAACCTTCTCGTCCTTGTACTCGGGCACCTTTGCCAGCAACGCCTCAAACTGTTCCGTCGCGTGCTTTCGGAAAGCCTCTTTGGCCTCCTCCGTCTCCGCAGCGGCGATGCGTCGCCGTTCGCCTTCAATCGCTGCGAGCTTGCGTTGCCGCTGGCCCCAGCGCGCCCATTCAATCGAATACGCGACCGGGTCGTCCCGCTGGAGCGCATCCCAATCCGGCTCCGCTCCATCGCCCTCGACTTGCGCTTTGAGCGCCGTCAAGAGCGTCGCGTATTGACCGCGTTCCTTGCTGACGGCGGCGCGCTCGGTCTCAAACGTGCGCCGCTCGTCCGCGAGTGATTGCGATTTGGTTGTGAAAACCGCTTGGCGCTGGTAGCCCTTGACCAGCTCGCTTACCGGAATAGTGCTTTCCTTGCCGTCTACAACCACCCGATAGGATGGTTCCTGCAAGGGCGGATTGTCCGGGTCATCCGGGTCCGCAAGCTCTGTCGGTTGCTCGCCGTCTTGGTCTGTGTCAGCGGACAGGGGTTCGTCGCCTTCCGGCGACTGTGCACGGTCCTCGTCCTCTTGGCCCCGAGTGTCCCTCGGTTGGCGAGGGGGAAGGGGTTTCAGTAGGGCGTCGACCGCCTCGTCCATGGACAATGGGCCAGTGCCGTTATCCGGCGTATTGGCCTGTTCTCCAGACATAAGCGTTACTCCTCCTCAAGGATTTCGGCAAGAGCGACCCGCGCCAGCTCGCCGTCGTCAAACCACGCCCGGAGCTGGCCCCGGATCATGTCGATACCGCGCACGATGGCATGCGATGCCTCGCGCGTGTTCAAGCCGACCGGTCCGACCGCACCGCGCCATGCCGCGACCGCGTCGGCCTCGATAGCGTCCAGCGCGCCCTCAAGGGTCGGGTCGCCCAACAGCGCTCGCGCCCGCTCGCCGGCTGCAATGCGCTCCCGGAGCGCAATAGCCGGGTCGTCGCTCACGGGTTTACCTGTCGCACCGTCACCTTGACGGTCGGCGGCGCGGCAATGGTGACCACGACTTGACTGGTCAGGACCTCAGCCGACATGTCATGCGCCAGCTCGCGCATTTCACCGACCCGCCGGCTCCAGCCCTCGCCGTAACGATCCCAAGTCGACAGGCTCCGGTAATAGACCATGCGCTGGTCGCAAATGCTGTCGATGACCGCGTCGGGGTCCTCGATTTTGTCGACGTAGGACAGGGTTTCCGGCCCCATGGCGCCGTCCGCGTTGGGGTTGCCGGTCGCCCGCTGCAACCACTCGACGCCCTTGCCGGGGCCGCAATTGACACCGCTATCCCAAGTGCAGAGGTCAATGCCTCTCGGGAGCTGGTCGCCCGCGACGACATCCCAATAGTCGCGGTCATAGATTTTGAAAATCTCGTAATCGGTCAGGCTGGCAAGGTCCAAGTCCGGGTAGGCGCACGCGGAAATGCCCTTGTTCGTGCCTTTCAGCTCGCCGGTCCCGACCTCGCAACCGGTCCAGTTTCCGGGGTCATTCGGGTCGGTCGAAAAGCCGCCCTCCTGTTCCATGGTAAACTGATAGCAGGCAAATTGATTGAACCTCATGGCGGGTTCGGCCTCCGCTGTTCATGGTCAAGGCAAACCGTAATGAGCTTGACCAGTTCTGTAGTCACCTTGCCGCGCGTGACCTCCTGTGAATTCAGGAACCACGCGGCGGCCCCTATCATGACCGTGTTGAGGAGGACCATGACCAGCAAAGTAGGCGTCGCCGTCAGCGAAGCGACGACCCGGTTTGCGGTTTCGGTCAGGCTCATGTCCACTTCGCTAGACAGGGGGCAAGCGCCGCATGTTCTTTCCCGTGCGGGGCCGCCGTTTGGGCGCTTGGTTCGGCCGCTTCATGCCTCCCGGCGCGGGAGGCGGTTCAACGTCGACCGGGGCCGCCATCATGGGGTCCTGTTCGACGGGGCGCGGCGGTTTGGGGCGTCGCTTGGGGAGCATGCTAGTCGTCCTCCGGTTTCTTGAGCCGCGTGTCGACCTTGGCCTGTTCCTTGATTTCGTAAGCCTTGAGCTGCATTTCCCCTTGCAGCTCGGCCATGTTGGTCGCCGCCTGCGTTCGGGCTATCTGTTGCTCAAGTTGCAGCTTGGCCGCCGCCTTGGCGCGCTCCAGCTCCATTTCGTTCTGTGCGCGGGCCGCCTCAAGCTGGAGCTGTTGCTGGCCCTGCATCGCCTGTAGCTGGAGCTTGCCTTGCTGGACTTGCGCGTCGGCCTGTGCCTTGGCCTGTTTCGCCTGTGCGTCGGCCTGCACCTTGGCCATCTTGGCCTGTGCGTCGCCGCCGGCCTGTTCCTGTGCGGCCTTGGCCTGTTGCGCGGCAAACGCCTGCATTTCCTGTTCTGTCGGACGCTTGAAATACTTGTCCGACGCGCGATAGGGGGTCAATTGCATGAAGTCGTGCAACGCCTCGCCGTAGTTCGCCATGTCACAAAGCGGGTTGGTCGGTCCGGCTGTCTGGAGGATTTGCTCCTGTTTCTGGAGGACGAACGCCAGCGCCGCCTTGCGCTCGTCGTCGTTGCCAGTGCCCAACCCGACCGCGACCGTGACGCCCATGTCGGACTTCCACGCGCGGGGGTCGACCTCAAAATCCTTGCCGTCCAGATTAATAGTCAACGGCTCCTGTTGATACCGCACCGCCAGCGCAAGGATCATGCGAAACAGCCGTTGAATGCTGGTCTCCGCGTAGGTCCGCGCCAGCAATTCGATTTTCATGAGCGCCGCGCCGATGACAGCCCGGACCCCGAATTCGGTGGACGACTGGAGCGCGTCGGCCTGCAACCCCTGTGAGGCGCGGCTTAGACCAGTGCGGTTCTCGCGGATTTGGTCCAGCCGTTCCACCATGGGGAACGCCTGTTGTCCGACAAACTCGACAGTATAGGGTTGCACCATGCCGGGCGCGCGGGCGCGAATGACACCGTTGAATTGGTTGTCGACGACGTCCTGTATGTTGACTTGCTGTTCGACCACGATGGTACGCGGGTTGACGGCCTGATAGAGGCTGTCAAGCTGTTGCCGGAGAATGGCGGTTTGAATGTCCTGCAAATCGGTCATTAGCTGACCAATGCCCTGCCCTATGAGGCAATGCGGCATAAGGATAGGCGACCCGACCGCATAAGGACACTCGTCCGTCGGCTCGTTCCGAACAATGACGAATTCCTCGCCTAGGGCGATGATACGCCGCCGCTCCGCGATACCGTCGCCGTCTTGGTCAATGCGAACGACAATGTCGACCACCCGAATAGAGCGGTCCGAGCTGTCGTCCTCCGGGCCGTCCGGCAAACTGGACGAGGTCGGCCGGCGCGCGGCCTTTTCCCCGGTCGGGTCGGTCTCCTGTGCGGTCGCAATGGCGGCAACGTCCTCCGGGTCGACGCCCATGGCAATGACGTCCGACGCGGGCCGGATGCTGTCCATGCCGATGATATACGCGTCCTCCTCCGTCGTGGCGCGCGGGTCGACAATGAATTCCGCCGGGTCGACCGTATCAATCACCAACCGCTTGCGCCGATGCGTGCGTTTGATGGTCAGGTCAATGCTGAGTTTCGGCTGCGGCGCGGTCAGCATGCCGGGGAAGGGAATGACGTTGGGCGCTGCCATGCCTCCGGGAGCCTCCGGCGGCCCGGCGTCGGGGGGAGAACCGGGCGCCGGCCCGGCCGGAGGTCCCGGCGGCATGGGTGCGCCGCCCGGACCGCCTAGCGGCCCCGCGCCGGGTGGTTGAGCCGGCGGGGGTTGTGGTCCGGGTGGTAGACCGGGCGGCGCGCCCATGGGCGAAGGTGGCGCCGCGCCTCCTGCTAGCCTGTCAGGCGACGGCGGCGCACCGGCCATGGACGCGTCAGGGGGCGCCATGTCCGGCGTCGCATCGGGTCCCACAACCTTTTGCGACACTTCCAGAATTTCGATTTCCTCAGTGTCATCCGACAGGAGCAAGGTGACCTCGTCCTGTGTCAACCCCTCGTAACGCTCCTCCGTCGTCTCGACACTGTGCGCGCAATAGGCGCGGAAAATCCCGACCGCGCCGACAAGGCCGTCCTTCAAATGGTCATGGAGCGCGCGGAACCCGGCGTTTTGCTTCTCAAAAACATACTTGGCGTAGCGCGTCGCTTGGTCGGCCATGCCTTGGTCGGCCGGCGTCTCGGGGTCATAACGGGCGACCACTTGAGAGGACGCGAACACACGAACGAGCTGCGGCAAGATACCGTCGACCGTGTCGCGGACGACCGCGTCAACCGCCCGCGAGCGGCCCTTTTTCGCCTTGGCGTCGACCTCGCCATTGTAGTAGCGCCAGCATTTCTCCCGCGTAGGCGCAAGATCATTTTGCACATAATCTCGCGCCGTGGCGACCATGCGACGCACGATGCTGCGGACGCTTTCCGCATCCAGCTCGCCGCGCCGGTTGCCGCTCTTGTAGCGACGCGGCTTGGGGGTCGTGTTGAGCGGCTGTCCTGTTTCCACGACAGGGTTGCGGTCCTCCGCGTCGTCGCCGACCAGCGCCCTTCGTCGCGGACGGCGCCGACCGGGGTTGCTGGCCATGGGCGAATAGCTCATTTGTAGGTCACCGCCTTGACCGCGAACATTTGCGCGGTTTCAACGTGCGTCCGGGCTATCGCCATCCACCGCCCACGAGGGTCCGGCGCCTTACTGTCGCTGGCCTCGCACAAGGTCAGCAGCGCCGCCGACATGGCCTTGACCGCAACCACGTCGCGCGACGCGGACGGGTTGAAATCGAACCGCACCGCGTCCAGCGCGCCGGGGTCAACATGGAACCGCTGGTCCGGCTGGTCAGTAATATGGACAGTGATTTCAACGGTCATCACACAACCCAATCGGTTGCCTGCTCGACAGGTTTGTTAAAGGGGAACCGCTGGAGCTGGCCGGACGCGGCAAGGCCGATACCGCCGAACGTGAGCGCCAGCGCGTCGGCAACGTCGGGCGATGCCTTCATGCGCTTGCGCATCATGTCCTTGTCCTCAATCTTGAGCTTGCCGGTCGACGTGAAGCCGTATCGGATGCTTTGCAGCTCCAGCGCGACGGCGTCATCCGGCATGAGCGCGACCTCGCGGCTTTCCAGCCATTGCCGAACGGAGAAGTACAGCTCATCGCGTAGGCGACCAAAGTCACCTTTGGTTGCCGGCTGTTCGCTGACGTTGCAACCGTAGGCGGGGAGCTTCAATTCCCGGAGCCGGTCGACCACGCCCGCGCCTAGGCCAATGCTGTCGACAATGATTTCCAGCGGCCGGAACGACGGGGCAAGAGCGTCATAGTCGACCTTGACCGCGCCGACCAAGGTCATCAAATCGACGTTGCGCCAGATACGGGGTTGCTCGATTTGCCGGCGCGCCGACCGCTTGAACAGGACGGAGCGGTCAGTCCCGAACCGGGCGACGTCCAGTCCCCAGACGGTCGGCGCCAGCGGGTCCAGCGCAATGTTGCGCTCCATGGCACCCTTGACCAGTTCTGCGGACAAATACGTGTCGCTGTCGGCAAGCGGAAATTCCCCGAGTATCTTGACCCGATACTCCATGGACAGCTCGCCGTAGGTCCGGCGGATTTCCTCGACAAAGCCTTTCGACACGCGCGGGCTGTCCAGCCCCGACACGCGCAAGGTCATCCACATGTCGGCAAGGTCGGTATGCGTCCGGTAGAAAAATCCGCTGTTCCGCAGCGGGTTCCCGGCGAGAATGGTAATCGCGCCGGGGGTCGACATGCTGGTCTGTCCAGCTTGATAGACACGCTCGTCAACCCCGGACGCCTCGTCCACCATCAGCAGTACGTTTGCGGCGTGAACGCCTTGCAGTGCCTCGGGGGTTTCGGGTCGGGAGGTACGAGCGCTTATCCACGCGCCGGACGTGTCGGACGCCAGCGCGATATGGTCGGTTGTGACATGGAGCAAATGGCGGACCGCGTCGGGTAGCAGCCCAACCCAAAACTTCATTTCCGAGAACAGCGCGTCAAAGAGCTGCGGCGCGGTCGGCGCGGTGACGACGCATTTCGACGGGTAGCGACAGGTGACGAACCAAATCCCCAGCCATGACAGGAGCGTCGTTTTGCCGACCCCGTTTCCCGACCGGATACTCAGCCGCAAGCGGCCGGCGGCAATGCTCTTGAGAACAAGCTCCTGCCACGGGTCGGGCGTCGCCCCGAGCACGCGCTTGACGAACAGGAGGGGGTCATTGCGGTAGACGGCAACGAATTCATGGACCGGGGACAGGTCGGGCGCCGCCGTGGACGCCAGCTCCAAGCCTAACCACTCGTCCAGCGTAGACGGCGGCACCCTACCGGGTTGCCCGTCCTGCGGTCCGGGGAATGCTGACAGCATTGACCACACAAGCGGACAAGCCGGCCTTCCCCGATTGGCTTATGAGGCGTCGGGGAAAGTCGAAAGGGTCCGCCGGACGTGTGCGCGCCTAGGGGTCTACGTTTCCAGCGGTAACCCTAGACAACCGGCCCGGCGGGGCCTCGCTTGCGAGCGTGCGGGGTCGTCGGTTGTGGACCCCGTGTCGGGGTCGGCGCCGGAATTAAAAATCCTATTTCAGTTTTTTGTCAACCAACTCATTGCCACAACCCGCTCAACAGGATCATGACCGCCAGCGCCAGAACGGCCAACCCCAGAGGGGTCACGCCAGCCAGTCATCGTCGGGCCGCTGGTCGATAATGACCGGTTGACGGGACAGCTCCCGGAGCGCCCGCAAGTGCATGGCCTGTATGGTCGGCAAGAGGTCCTGTTTGGTCATGTTGGGGGCGAACCGGGCGCACGCGGTCAGGAGCTTGTCGGGCCGGGTTTGCGCCTGACGAGCGAGCAAGAGCGACAGCGGGGTCCCCGACTGGTCGAGAAGCTCCAGCGCCTCCATGATCGCGCTCCGGGCGGCGTCGCCGACTTGCGCCGGGGTCGGCCCTTCCGGGTCCTGTGGCACCGGGGGAGGAGCGAACGGAAGGTTGTCATGCGGCATTGCCCCGGCCCTCCAGATGGACCCGCAACAGGGTTTCGGCCGCTGCACCGTAACTCCCGTGACAGCTCGCAAGCAACGCCTTTGCGAGGACAAACGGAACGACGCCCTTGGGGACGTTGGTTTTGATGACCTCCGACGATATGACCGTGACCTCGCCCCGGTCGCGGTTCATGGCCTCACGGACAAATTCCAGAATGTCGAATTTTTTAGTCATTTCAACCTCGCCTCAATCCGCTCCAACCGGTTTATGAGCGCCGGAGCGTCGACCTCAAGGAACGACACGGCCTTTTGCAGACTGTCCAGTTTACTCGTCACGTCGTTCCGCAGCGCGACCAGAAACTCCCGGAGGAATTCATGGCGCGCGGCGCTGATATGTGCGTCGTGGTCGGCGATGCTGCGGATTTCCTGTTGCAGAACCCGGATGGCGAGGACACCGTCCGGCGGGATAGGGTCCTGCATGGCGCCATGGAGGAAATCCCGGAGCTTGGTGACGTGCATTTCGATCCGGGACAGGATACCGACCGGCTCAACCGGTTCGCTGACCAGCCGTTGCATCATGACCCGGAAAACGGCGTCGACAAAAGCGGTCAATTGCGCCTGTGTCCAAGGCTCAAGGTCGGCTGTCTGTCCTTCGTCGCTCAAGGTAGCCTCGCGAGTTGGCCCGGTTGCAGATACGGAACCGGCGCTTTTGAAGTCCTGTTAACTGGTCATTCCAAAAAGCAATGACCACGTCCAGCGCGGCAATTTCTTTCAGCTCCTCCGGGGTCGCGTAACGGCGCCAAAGGGCGTCGGGGTTGCGGACAAAGGGCTTCCCGAGCTTGCCTTTCATGACCGCTGTCCTTCCTTGAGGATGGCGGCGTTCAAATCAGCCAATGCCTTTTCCGCCTCTTGCAGAGACAGGCGCCAGCATTGGATTTTGTCGCCATCGCCCCGCACGACAATGACGACGGTGCCCCGGTGCGGCGCCAACAGGGGAAAATCAGCCGGGGCGTAGAATTCAACGGACTTCATGGCGTGACATACTCGCGCTCGGGGTCGCTGTCGGGCCGCCGCCGGCCGCTGTCCGGGTGCCTGTGCCAGCCGTCCGGCTCCGTACCCTTGACCCCGGACCACGCAGCCAGCGCTCGCTTGGCTTCCGCCCGGCTGTCATAGCACCAACGGTCCCGGTAACCGGCATAATCGCAACCGGCGAGAATGGCGAACGTGAACGCAAACCGGGACACGGCGCACCAACCGGCGTCCGGTTTCTGGACAACGTCCTCGTAGTCAGACAGCCACGCAGGAAGTTGGTCAGCCATCTATGTTAGCCTCGATTTGGTCGGCCATGGCCCGGAACATGCGGACGACGTCGACCCGGTCTAGCTGGTTACTGACGTAGGTTGCCCAATCCTCCGGCTTGTCGGGCCAAATCGCCATGGCATACCGGACCTTGGTTCCCTCGCCGGCAATCGAATTGAGGTAACGCTCCAGCGTTTTGCCGAACAGGTCGGCATGTCCAACAATGCGGACAAGTCGTTCGTCGCTCACAGGCATTCCCCGACCATGTTTCCGAGAACAGCGGTCAATTGTCTAAGAAATTCAACATACTGGTCAGGACAATGGGTTCCGCACCGTCGCCACACTTCCCCGCCGTCCTTGATTTCGTAAATCATGAGCCGGGCCGGGAGGTAACACGTCGGGATATTGCACGGGACCGTGGCATGGAACCCGTCGTCCATGTAGGTCAGTCCGACAATCGACCCGGCGCGGGTCGCCATCCGCAGCTCTATGGTTTTCGGCAACGTGAGGTCGTCGCTCATGGGCAAACCCTGAAACTGGACGCAAGGATGACGGTAGCAGTCAGGAGGACCCCGACCACTACCCCCATGCAAAACAGGAACCCGTCGCCCCTCAATCGTCGGACAGCGCTTCCCGGAGGAGGCGCTTAATCAGAGGCGACAACGCCTTGGCGTCAAGCTGGACGCTCGCGGCGCCATTCCATCGTTTCCAAGTGTCGGGCGCGGTCGACGGCGGCGTGAGAACGAGACTTAACGCTGATTTGGACGCCATAGCGGATACTCCCGTGCTCGCAAAAGAGTGGAAAGCAAATCGGCGGCGAGCTTGCGCCGACGCTTGGGAACACGTTTGACCAGCGCCAGCAACCGGGAAAGCTCCGCGTCCTCGCGAGGACGGGAGCGCAGCGACCTTCCGAGCGACACGGAAGGGGAGCGAGGACGGAGCATGTTGTGGGGTCTCCGCACCGGGCCGGCTAGTTCTGTTGAAAAACTGTAACCCCTGTCTACTGAGGTCGACAAGAGGAAATCGTGACGCCGGCCGGCCCAAAATGTGACCGACCTCGCTGTGCTCGGGGAGCTGGAAAAGGGGACCCGTTGGGGTCGGGGTTTGCTGGATAGGTGAAAAAAGTGGACTGTCCGGTTAACTGGACAGGCAATTCCGAAAATAGCGGCGCCAAAAATCGACTTACCTCCTGTTTCCTCGATTTTTAAGAACCAGCGCGCCAAAAATCGACTTACCTCCTGTCGCGCCGGCTCAAGTCCCCCGGAAATTTTTTCCCGGCCCGGCCGGAATTTTCAGCCGGGGGGCAAATTCATCGCGACTGCGGATACCCACCCCGGTCGTCGTATTTGCATAATGAGTGCACCAATAGCGTTCCGGGCCAGCTCGTCCCTTGAGCTGGCCCGCTCCCCTTGCTTACACAGGATTTACACCCACCCTAGCTAACGCATTGTGATTACTGCGCTATCTACTGTATTGACCTTTGCCCTAACCGACAGTGCACTATGCTAGCCAATCGTCCTCTACTGGAGTGGACGTGAGTATTCCTTTCCGCTCCCCGGTAGACAGCATGCAATAGCAGTCGGCAACAGCTATGCGGTAGTCGGCTGACCAGCTCCCGACAGTCCGGGCCAGCTCGGGACACTCGCGGGCCAGCAATAGCCAACTCTTTTCCTTAGTTGGCCCTAGACGCATTTCCCGGCGCCATAGCTGAGGCTCAAGGACAGCGTAGGGAATGCCCAACCCGGTCAGCAAACCCTCTAGAACCCCGTAGGATCGCATTATGGAGGCATTCCCGTAGAACCCCTGACCCCGATGCGGCGACTGTCGCTCAAGAATGGCCCGGATTTGGACCCCAGGGATATTTGCATTCGTTGTGCAAGTAGTCGACGCGAATTCCGCACCGCTTCCCCGGCCCGCGCGGGGAGCGCTTTTTGGTCGTTTCGGGGACGAGCTGGTCGGAACAAATGCCGGCGCGAGCTGGTTTGCCTGAAATTCTCCGAGCAACGCCGCGAGCTGGAATATATCCAGCTCGGAACGATACCCTTTACCGTTCCTCAATTTCAGGACCGGCATTTTATGGGGAACGAAAGTCCGACCCTGTCGCACAACAATCGCTCCCGTCATTCCCGGATCAATTGCTAGGTAGCTCATGGTTTTCCCCTTGGCCCGGATGGCCCGGATCCAGTCAAAACGTGAACAAACGCGAATAGCGCTTATCTTTCAAGGACTTAACTAGGGGTTGGCCCGGATGACCAGCCTAACATGCGTCTCGCGCGACGCGCGGGGTCCACATGGCAGCGCAGATAGCCTGCATTCGTGCACGTTATGCATATACCCCTAATCATCCGGGCCAAAACAAGGCTAAGTCCTTGATTTATAAGGTCGCATTTTGCGATTTGCGCCATCCGGGCCAACGCGACCATATCCGGGCCAACGGGACAACCGTCAATTTCCCGAGCTGACCGACAATCTAACCCCTTGTCAACATTGTCCTTTTTACAGGACAGCAAGAAATGTCTAAAAAAGTGGACATGTCCTGTTGACAGGACAGCGCGAAGTCCTTATTTGATTGGTCACCGGGCCGCGTCGGCCCGCTTTCCCGGACTGCCATTCGGGAGCAACCGTCTAAAGGACCTAGACCAATGTTCGACTATCACAAGCTGACCGCGACAATCATCGCCCAAATCGAAAAGGGCACCGACGCATGGCGCATGCCATGGCACAAAAACGCCGTTGCAGATGCGCCCTCATTCGCCCTCCCCATGAACGCCGCGACCGGCGCCAATTATCAGGGAATGAACATTCTGGTTTTCTGGTCGGCCGCGAACGCCATGGGCTACGGCTCGCACGTTTGGGCAACCTACAAACAATGGCAGAGCCTAGGCGCGCAGGTGCGCAAGAGCGAACGCGGGACCTTTGGTATCAAGTGGTCCGCAGTCAAGGACCGCAAGGCCAAGGACCCCGCGAACGCGCGTCCCGTGCTGATACCGTGCGGCTTTATCGTATTCAACGCCGCGCAAGTCGACGGTTGGTCCGGCGAGCTTCCCAAGGCGAAAGCCGACCAGCTCGCGGACTTGATTACCCCGGATGCCCGTGCGGACGCCGTTGTCGCCGCGACCGGCGCCGACATTCGCCATGGTGGAACCCGCGCATTCTACTCCCCCAGCCTTGACTTTATCGGCATGCCGGACCACTTCCGTTTCGGCGCCGACACTCACGGCTACTATTCGACGCTCTTGCATGAGCTGTCACACTGGACCGGCGCCAAGTCCCGTTGTGACCGGACTTTCGGTTCCAAATTCGGGGATGACACATACGCTATGGAGGAGCTGGTCGCGGAATTGTCGGCCGCGTTCCTTTGCGCCGCGACCGGCATTAGCAACGAACCCCGGCCGGACCATGCCGCGTACCTCGCGAGCTGGTTAAAGGTCCTCAAGTCGGACCCCAAGGTCCTCGTTACGGTCGCGAGCAAGGCACAAGCCGCGACGAACTACATCCTGTCCAACCTACAGTCCCCGGTCACCGGGGACGAGGACGAGGACGCCGCACCGCTCCCGATTGCCGCGTGATTTTCCTAGGGAACGCATTTCTGGGGGACTGGATACGAAAACCAGCTCCCCTAGGAAAACTGGACCGGGCCGCTTTGCGGCCCGGTCTAGTTTTTTGGACATGTTCACTTGACAGGACATTCGCGGCGACTTATTTAAGCGGGGTAGGCGCGAGCTGCTACTCGCGCCGGCTTTGAACCCTAGAGGACCTAGACCATGCTGTTAGGCGATTTCCCCGTGAGTGAGCTTCCCGACGAAACGACCGCGCGTCCGCGTCCGACCGGTTTGACCGGCGACGCGTTGCGCATGAACCCGGACAACGTCCCGGTGACCGGCTATATCGAACGTTGCCCTAGCTGCAAGGGCCGGGGTCGCTTCATTTCCTATTCCGGCCGGGACTGCGGTCCTTGCTTCAAATGCAAGGGGAAGGGTAACCAGACTTTCCGCACCGCGCCGGAAGTAAGGTCGGCCGCGCGTGAACGCGCGGCGACCGTCAAGGCGAACGCCGCGACCGCTTTTCAGGACACATACGCCGTAGAGCTGACCTATCTCGCCGCGCGGGCTGACCGTTGGGATTTCGCTCGCGCCATGCTGGAGGCGGGCCATAAGTACAACGGTTGGACCGAAAACCAGCTCGCGGCAATCCGACGCGCCATGGCCCGCGACGCGGCGCGAGCGGAAGCGAACGCCTTGCGTAGCTCGGAGCGGGCCGCGTCGGCGCCGGTCGCGGACGTTGCCAAGGTCCTGACCGCTCTTGAGACTGCCAAGGGGAACGGACTGAAATTCCCCAAGCTGCGGCTATCCGGCTATGTGTTTTCCCTCGCGTCGGCAACGTCCGCGAACGCTGGCGCGGTCTACGTCAAGTCCGGTGAAACCTACCTTGGCAAAATCGCGAACGGTCGGTTCCATGCGTCGCGTGACTGCGGCGACCGTGCGAGCGACGTTATCAAGGTAGCCGCTGACCCGGCCGCGAGCGCGGTCGCCTACGGCAAGCTGACCGGCGCTTGCTCATGCTGCGGTCGGGAGCTGACCGACCCGGAAAGCGTCGCTCGCGGCATCGGACCAATCTGCGCTGACCGGTTCGGCTTTTAGTCGAACCCGAGCTTCGCGGGGTCGCTTCGCTCCCGCACCGCTTCCCCGAAAAACCCCGAGCCTCCGGCAAGGGGTTTTTCTTTGCCCCGTAGGAACGCATTACAGGACCGTAGGACGCGGTCGGCCGCGTGCGAGGTATCTAGGGCCAGCTCGCGCCGACGCGTTCCTGCGGTCCTGCAAACGCGTTTAACGCTCGACCTCGCTTCGCTCGGAAGGTCGCTTCGCTCCCGTCCACTTTTTTAGACATGTCCTATTGACAGGACATTCGGGAACCCCTATTTAAGCGGGGTCGGCCGGGACTGCCATCCGGGCCATAACTCAGAGGACCTAGACCAATGTCCAGCAAAGTCGTTATCGCCTATGACAAGGTTTTTGAGACTGGCCCGCTCGCGGGACTGTCCGTTCCTGTTCTGATTACCTATCCGAACAACGAACATGCGGCCGAAATTTTCGACGGTCTCGTTTATGACCAGAATTTCAACGCCGCTCGCCGCGACTTGATTACCGGTAACCGTTACGCCGTTGCCATGGTCCGGCGCCATTTTGTCGACTAATCCGCTTTGCGACCATAGCTGACCGGTTAACCGGTCAGCTAGCGCCGCACTATCGCGGGACCTAGAGGACCTAGACCAATGTTTTCCAAGCTGCCGCTTTCCCTGATTAAAAACCCCAAGGGGACCTTTTGCTTTGTCGGCCGCGTCCCGGAGGAGCTGGCATTCGTCTACACTGGCAAGCCGGAAAACCGGGAGCGCGCGTTTGACGCGGCCCGGCATTGCGGGCCGGGGTTCGCGCGTCACTACGGTTTGAACGTGCGGACGTTCCCGACGCGCGAGGACGTGGTCCGGGCCGCGACCGATTTGGGGTTCACACCCGTTGGCCCGGATTGCGGACCAATCGGGGAGCCTGTAGGCTCCCGTCCACTTAACTAGCCAAGGACCTTGTCATCATGGATTTTGTAGCTCATGCCCTAGCTGGCAATCCGGTTTGGAATATAGGCCAGCTTGATCGCGCGACCGTGCGCGCCCTAGACGCGTTAGCCCGGAAAGGACAGCTCGTCCGCACGCGGGAACATTGGTGCGGCTTGCGACTGAAAACCGTTTGGAGGCTGCCCCATGCCTGAGCTATGACGCGGAGGAGGCAATTGAACCGGACGACTATTAGGGGTATACCCCGCGTCCCCTGACGACCACTCGACCCCGGCCCGTGCCGGGGTTTTCTTTTGTCGACCTCACAGGACATTCCCGCACGGGACCAAATTCGCATCGGGACCCCTGGAACCGGGAATTCGGGAAACTAGGTTTGGCGCGCCGGAACGCTGGAAAATTTGCCCGCCTGACCGCTTCCGACCAAGCCGGAGGACCAAACCACTGTCCCGGACCGATGGCCCTAGGCGCCCCGGAAAACGGCCTTAGAAAAAGAATTCACTACGGTCTATTCCCGTCCAGCAAAAAGGCCGGGGACTGTGCCCCGGCCTTTCCGCCCGACCCCTAGGGGTCCCCGGTCCAGTGCCCCGGCCAGCCGGGGCGTCGGGTCAGGTAACTTTGCCCTTGCCCCAAGCGATGACCACGGGGCCGACCAGTCCCCGGCCGGGGTCCATGTGCAGCTTGCCCCGGAGGATGCTGGTCGCCCGATGGTTGGTCGGCAACCCCTTCATAAGGCCGTCCTCGTCAAACCATATCTGACAGGACTTGCCGTTGAGCTTGACCCGGACGCACTGGACGAACCCGCCGTCAATCGTCGCTTGCCATGCCTCCGTCGACAGCTTGCCCAAGGGGACCGCCTCGACATAACCGTCCACCTTGACCTTGACCCGGCCGCCGGGGCCGCGAATGTCCAGAAAAGTATCCTTCATGGCTAGTCGGCCTCAATAGCCGGTTGCGCCTCAATCCGTTCCTTGACCTTGACCAGCAGCGCAATCCGCTTGTCGATGATTTCCAGACAGCCTAGCCGGTGCTCCTCTTTGATGACCGCTTGCGGCGTGTCCTCCTGCATGGCGCGGTTCATGAACCGCATCCCGACCCCGAGCGTGTCGGCCAATTCGGCTTTCCAGCGCCGGCCGAAACACGCGGTCCCGGCCAGCTCCATGATTTTACGCGGGTCCATTTTTCGCACGCTCATAGCTTTGCCCTTTCCGCTTTCTTGGTTTTGTCCAGTGAACGAAACCCGGCTTGGATTTCGCCTCTGGCGTTGCCTGCCATCCGGTCGTTACCGGCATTCATGAGGCTCCAGCCGCCTTCCGCAATGTCCAGCAAGGCGACCAGTGTTTCCTTGTCCAGCGCCTTTTCCGAGTAGACCAAGGCGCGAAGGTCCTTCAAATACGCAGCGAACACGACTATCCTTTCCGAGTGGTCGTTTGTACCACTGTCCAGTCATGTAGTCGTGTCGAGTTAATTAGTCAAGCCAATCCCGCACGCGCAAACCGACCCAACCCCGGACCCGGTCCTTGCCGTCGCGCCAGCGGTCCTGTCGGGCGCCCATGGCAATGAGCGTATCGGCTATGTCGCGGACCAGCGTTTCGTCGGTCATGAAGTCCAGCTCAACCCCGAGCTGGTCGGCGCTTGCCTTGTAGGCGTCGGCGATTTGACCAAAGGTTAACCGGTCGACCCCGCCGGCAACGAACGCGTCCCGGCAAACCGCGCGTCGCTGGTCGATTGCGTCCAGCATGTTTTGGGTGGCGGTGCGGACGCTCGCCGGTTGGAAAACCGAGCCTCGCGATTGTTGCGCTACGCGCAAAAGTCTCGCGAGTATGTCGGGACCATGGTCGCGAAATTCCCGTTCCATGCGACCGTGAACAGTCTCGTCCGGGGCAAAGGTCCGGTTGAACGGGACGACAAACAACCGCCGCTCCATGGCCGGGTCCAGCTTGCGGAACCGGAGAGGATGGTTGCTCACAATGACCAGTGTCCCCATGCGGACCGACAGGACCTTGTCACTGTGCGCCAGCCGCATGACGACCGGGTCACCGCCGGACATGCGTTTCAACAGCTCGCCGTCCAGTGTCGACGTGTCCGGTTCTACGGTCAAAACCAGACGCGCCCCGGCCAGCGCGACGAGGTCGGTCCTGTGTTGCGAACCGTGGATTTTACCGACCGCGAATGTCTCGGGAGCTGCGTCGGCACACAAGCCGCCCTGTTCCGCCCGGCCGTAGACCGTCCGCGCCAGCTCGCAATAAAGCGACTTGCCGTTGTTCGTCCGGCCCGTGAGATTGAACAGGTATTGACCTTGAGGCTCCGGCGCGAACCCGCGCGCCAACAGCTCCTCCATGGTACGGGCCAGCTCGGGACTGCCGTCCGACCAGCCGTCCAGCCAATGGTCGAATATCCGCGTGTTGTCCGGGTTCCCGAGCTTCATGGGGGTCATCCTTGTCGCCATATGGTCCGGCGAGTGGCGCGCCTCCGCGCCCTTGACCGTGACGCCGTCCGGTCGAACGATCACGGTGCGGTCGCCGTCGAACGCCGCCGGACTGGTCCGGCGCTTGGCCCTCAAGTGTTTCTCTATGAGGTCGCACCGGATGACCAGTTTACTCCCGTATTGCTCGCTTACCCAAACCGACAGAACGTCCCGGAGCTGGTCGGCGCCAGCGGTCCCGACCGCATGCCACAGGCCGCCCTCATAGTAGCGCCACAATCCGGCCCGTCCTAAAAACGGGTCATAGAGAAAATTCCGCGACAGTCGCGTCCGGCAAAAGTCCCGCGCGATAGCGCCGTCGTCGGTCGCCCGGTCGTCCATGCCGGGGAGCGACAGGTCCGACCTCGCTTCGCTCGGAGGGTCGCCTCCGGCTCCCGGCTTGGGAGGGTCCAGCCAATCGTCGCTGTCCCCCTCCTGTCGGGACACCGGGGCCGTTGGTGCCGTTTTGTCCCCCTCCTGACCGGACACGGGAAAGGCTATGAGGTCGTTCCGCAGCGGGACCCCTTGGTAGCCATAGCCGCGTGCAATCGCCTCCAGCCGGTCGGCGCCGAACCGGACCTCGCGGATACTATCCCAAACCCGGCGCGCTTCCGCCGCGACGTCGTTCGGGGCCGCGCCTTTCCAGCGTAGGCACCATGGCATGACGACACGCTCAAAGAACGCCTCGTCTCCGGCGCATGCGCCCTTGATCGCGTGCATGATGGCAACCCACTCGCCGCGCGAGGCGATGACCTCGTTCGGGATGGTTCCGACCGCGTCGGCCAGCCGGTCGAAATCGCTCGCGGTATGGCGTGGGTCGGACACAGTCGACGCGTCACCGGTCTCGCCGGCCCGGCGGACGTGCAAGGTCATGCCGAACGCGCTCAACCGGCCGG